GCAGAAATAGAAAAAGGTTCATTTAGTGAACAACAAATAGCAGATGCCGCTAAACACAAAGCCGATTACGAAAAACAAAAAGGTTTATGGGATGCTATCCGTGTTTTGGATGGTGATATCATCAAAACCAAAATGGCTACTAAAAATGAAGAACTAAAACAAGCACAAAAAGCACTTGATGACGCAAAGAAAAACAATGCACCAGCAGAAGCAAAACTCAATGAAAGTTATGCCAAATTAAAAGGTGAACTGGGCGAACTACAAAACGAAATGCAACGGTTGGACGCCACTAGAGCAGAAGCTATCTCAAATCTGAAACCAAGTAGCGCGGTAAGTGAGTATGAGAAAACTGCCGGTTCTATTAGTTCACAGGCTTCTGCTGCAAATTCAATGGCAGGCAAAGGTGCAGTATCCGGCTCACAAAGTGCCTATTATAATAAAATGTACAACGCAATCCACGCAGATGCAGTTAAACGAGGATTACCAAACCCAGAAGTAATTGCAAAATTAGGTGCTGCACAAACTTCACTAGAATCTGGATATGGTACTCGTTTAGTTGGAAATAATGCGTTTGGTATTAAAGGTGTTGGACCAGCTGGATCTACTAACGCAATGACTACCGAATATGTTAACGGTAAACCAGTTAGAATGATGCAGCAGTTTAAAAAATTCAATGACGTAGCCGAATCAGCAACTGGGTACCTTGATTTTCTTCTCCAGAACAAACGATATAAAGGTGTACTTGCGTCAACGAACATTGAAGAAGCTATTGCTAGACAAGGACAAACCGGTTATGCAACAAGTCCAACATACGCTGCCGAATTAAGTAAAATAAATGCAGTTATGTCTCGGTCAGGAAACCCAACCACGCCAGTTTCAAAATCAGTTAATACCAGTGCATTGAATGATATAGCTGCAGCAAACAAAGCAAAGCAAGATAATGCCGAGGAAGAAGCACGTACACGTCAGTTTAGAGCAGAAACCGCACTTGCTGAAGAAAAAGCAGACGCAGATAAGAAAGCATTTACTGATAAACTATCTTCTACCTCACCACTGTCTGATCCAGCAACTGCATTCGACCAGTTACTACAAGAAACCAGAACAAGTAATCAACTATTAACGGAATTACTATCAACAAATGAACGTCATGTATCTATAGCTCAAGGGCAAAGTGGTAATCTATATGCACAGTAAAAGATAATAGAATTTAGTTCCGAGTAATGATAAAACGAAATAGATAATATTGGTATAGCGAGCACCGCTAGGTGCGAGCCTAACACAAGTAAAATAACCAAAATCCCAAGACATAAATAGATGAAACATTCAACAGAATAGGATTAATCTAAATGTCTTGGAAAAAACACTTCAAACCAGTTACTATCGACGGCCACGGTTCTCATAGCCCAATCAGCGGCGGTGGAAGACCAGGCCCAGCTAAAACTAACTACTCTAGCTTCCTACCAGATGTCTACGCTGGTACACCAAACCGCATCGATAGATACATGCAATATGATACCATGGACATGGACTCTGAAGTCAATGCCGCTCTCGATATCATCGCAGAATTCTGTACGCAAAAAGATAAAGAAAATGAAACACCTTTTCATACCTCATTCCGTGGACAACCTACCTCCACCGAAGTTAAACTCATTAAAGACTGCTTGCAGAAATGGTGCAAACAACAACAATTCGAAACTCGTATCTTTAGAATCGTCAGAAATACCTTTAAGTACGGTGACTGCTTCTTCTTAAGAGACCCCGAAACTAAGAAATGGTTGTACGTTGACCCAGTCAAAGTTAGTAAAATTATCGCAAACGAATCAGAGGGCAAAATCCCCGAACAATACGTTATCAAAGATATTAACTTTAACTTTAAAAACTTAATCGCTGTCACTCCTCACGGTATCACCAATACCTCACCCAGCGGTACTGCCAGCTATACTTCAGGTGGCAGCCTAGCTAGAGGTATGGTAGGCGATACCGCTAGAGCAACCGGTACCAGATTCCAAAATGCAATCAATGAAATCGCAGTCGATGCCAAAGACGTTGTTCATATCAGCCTAAGTGAAGGTCTTGATAATAACTTCCCATTTGGTAATAGCTTACTCGAATCTGTTTTCAAAGTCTATAAACAAAAAGAATTACTAGAGGATGCGGTTATTATCTACCGTGTGCAACGTGCTCCTGAAAGACGTATTTTCTATGTGGATGTTGGTAATATGCCTGCACATATGGCGATGGGTTTCGTTGAACGTGTTAAAAACGAGATTCAACAAAGACGGATTCCTAGTAGTACTGGTGGGTCGTCTGGTAGTACTGTTGACTCGAGTTACAATCCAATTGCTCAGAATGAAGATTTTTTCCTTCCGAAAACTTGCTTGTCACTTGACACAGCGATAAAATTGATGGATAATCGAGTTTTAACCTTACAGGAGATTATCCATGAATATGAAAACGGTATTGAAAATTACGCATACACTGTCAATCAAGAAACATTTGACATCGAACAAGGTAAAATTGTTTGGGCAGGAGTTACTCGTATGAACACGCAAGTAGTTGATGTATTGTTTGACAATAATCAAACAGTCCGTTGTACCCCTGATCACAGATTCATCATGAGTGATGGTAGCGAAGTTGAAGCAAAAGACCTAAAAGATAATGACGTAGTCATGTCATTATTGAGTGAATTTGTGAAAACCCACCACAAAGTTGAATCAGTTAAATGGTTACAAGAGATGATAGACACCGGTGATATCACAATCGAATCGCCAAGTGACAGTCATAACTTCGCAACTGCAGCTGGTGTGTTTGTTCATAATAGTGAAGGTCGTGGATCTAGTATTGAAACCTTGCCTGGTGGTTGTTTCGCAATGGATACTAAAGTATCGTTATTAGATGGTCGTGAACTATCTATCCGTGATATCGAAACAGAACTAAAAGATGGTAAAACTTTATGGTCTTACTCATGCGAACCATTAACTGGTAAAATCGTACCAGGGTTGATTACTTGGGCTGGTGTTACTCACAAGTCTGCTAAAGTTATGAAAATAACATTAGATAATGGTGAAGAGATTATTGCAACTCCAGATCACAAGTTTCCGGTATATGAACAAGAGTTCAAACGTGCCCATGAGTTGGTAGTTGGTGATAGTTTAATTCCGTTGTATAGAAAATATGACTACATCAATCCTAGTAATGAAGGCAATACTTACGAGAAATTCCATGATAATGTTGATAGAAAATGGAAGTTTACACACCGTGAAGTTGCTGACTATTTCAAAGATGATTTAGTTAAATTTGAAGTACATGATCCTTCGATTGGAGTAGATGAACATATTGTTCGTCATCACAAAAACTTCGATCGTTACGATAATTCACCAGAAAACTTGTGCTTCATGGGATGGAAAGATCATTCTAAGTATCACAGGGATACGAATGCTGAACGCATGCAACTCCTTAAAGAGAATTATCCTGAAGAATATCAACGTATTTGCAGTGCTATCAGCGAAGCTCATCTTGCTAGATTTGCCGCGATGGGTGACGAAGACCGTGCTAAAATTGGTGAAAGATCTGCAGAGGCGTGGGCAAGATGCACACCAGAAGAATACGATAGTTGGTGTGAAAATATCAGTATTGCGTTGCAAGAGTATTGCTCAAACTTATCTGAAGAAGAACGTGAAGCTAGAGCAGTACAATCAAGAGCAGCACGCGTTATTGGTAATCAGAAGTTCAACGAGAAGATGCAAAATGACCCAGTATTTTATGCCCAGGTTGTTGGTAAACGTATGGATCATTGGACTCCCGAAAATCGTGCTGAACGTGCAGAAGTAACTAGAGTTAATCAAGCGAAATATCAACAGACTGCCAAGTACCACGAAAATATCGAAAAGCAGGTGGAATCACAAAGCATTAAGTATTCACATGCTATGTTGAAATTCATTATTGGTCTTGTTAAGGGTAAAACAACACATCAAGTTGGATTAACGGATGTAGTCAATGCGTTGAACAGTGACCAAGGAATGCTTGATGAATTGTACGAGTTGAACAAAGATAATACTACACCAAACTGGAATGTAGCAAACGGTTATACCGAGTCTAATGTCAAAACTCTAGTTAAACAATTTGGTTATGAAAAATGGTCTGATTTCCGTAAAAAAGAAAGTGTCCATAATCATACGATTGTAGCCATCGAATACTTGGATGATGAAATCGAAGTTGGTACATTGACTATTGATCAGCACGAAAAATACCATAATTATCATACATTTGCGTTAAGTTCTGGTGTATTCGTGTTCAACAGCAATTTGGGTGAAATCACAGATTTACGTTTCTTCACAAACAAACTTTTCCGGGCATTGAGAATCCCAGCAAGTTACTTACCTACTGGTATTGAAGAAGCCTCGAATACCGTAGCGGATGGAAAAGTGGGAACTGCGTATATCCAAGAGTTTAGATTTAATGAGTATTGTAAACGACTACAGAACTTATTGGTACAGACGTTTGATTTGGAGTTTAAACTTTGGTTATATTCTCAAGGTATCAACATTGATAGTAGTTTATTTGAACTGAAGTTTAATGAGCCGCAAAACTTTGCAGCGTATAGACAAAGTGAGTTGGATACGACACGAGTGAATATCTTTGCGCAGTTACAAGAGATTCCATATTTGAGTAAACGATTTGCAATGAAGCGATTCTTGGGTATGACACAAGAGGAGATCACAGAGAATGAAGCTATGTGGCGTGAAGAGAACGGACATAAGTTAGAATCATTGGTAGATGGTGCTGGAGAGTTACGTTCTGCTGGGATTTCGCCAAGTGGAATTGCATCGGATATGAGTTCACAAGACGAGCAGGCACCTGAAGGCATAGGTCAAGGACCAGAAGGTGCGGCTGGTGGAGTTAATACTACTCCTGGCTCAACCGGTAATGCGGCACCTGGACCCACTGGTGGCCCAATGGGTATGTAAGCGTAGTATAAATAAGTTTGAATGTTTTGCCCCTGTTTTCCTAGTAATGTTTATTAGGATTCGGGGGTTTTTTATTGGAAGTTGTTTTGTCATTGGCTCGCACCTAGCGGTGCTCGCGACTATAACAGAGTAATGATAAGGTGTGCTCTTGAAATTAATAGGTAATTTGCGAGGCGTGATAACGCCGAGCCAACTGATGATTAATTGACATATAAATGCATCCATGTTATAATTGAATTTTAAAAACCATAAAAACGAGGTGTAAAATGACAACAACCAACCAAATCGTGTATGCAGTTAATGTAGTTTGCAGTGATGGCCTAATAGAACTTGAGTTATTCACTGATAAGGAACAAGCATTAGCATATAGTGATGAAATGGAGAAATTATATGATTCGTCTTGTACTCTTCCTAATTTGCATATTGGTTTTTGGGAAAGAACCATTGACCAAGTAAATCCTACTGGTAGATTGATTCAAGTAAATCCAAATACCGGGTTTAAACCAATCATCGGTGGAGTTAAGGATGGTGATGATTATAAAGATAATGTCACTATTGATTGCACCGAGGTTGACGGTAGACGACAATGGTCTGTCAATGTTCTTGGTGATCACACCGCTGAAGAACTTAAGAACATAATTGAAACTTTAAGCACCCGTACTGGTATTTGCTAGTGGCATAAGTAACAGAGGGCTACTCAGGTAGCCCTTTTCGTTTGAACTAAAAGATAATCGATAATTACTTTAGCGAGCACCGTTAGGTGCGAGCCAACAAAAGCCAACCAATAAATACAGCAACTAGACAAAGGCAGGTATAGCTATGAGAATAAGTGAATTGATAGAAGCAAGGAAAAATCCAGATAAGAATCCAAAAATATCAGTATGGGACTATGTGAATGCTGAATTACCAAAAGCGGATGAAATCGCAGATGTTAGTAATATGTTTGTTAGTTTCACCACTATCGATAAGTTGGGTATCAACCCAAACTCAACATATAATACACCTCTTGGTATATACGCATATCCAGGCGAATATGTGCAATACAAAGCACGTTACAATACAAATGATTTACCGTTTGCTGGCGGTAGCGAATATGCTAATGTATTCAAAGTAACTGGTAATATCGTCAACCTAAGTGAACTAACATCGGCTGACGAATTGAAGTATCACCAACAACTCAGCGAAGTATATGCAACTGCAGTGAAACCCCTTGGTGTGTCATGGAAAACTGCAGTGGATACTGTATACGATTTGATAATTGAATCGGACAACAAAGCAAGGGTAAAATCACCGGGTGGAAAACTGTGGTATATAACGATGAAACTTACAACATTACCGACAAGATCGGTGACATATGCTTGGAATACCAAACCGCATATTGCTTGGAATTCACTTTTTCGTCGAATTGGTATCGATGGTTGTATTGATAACGGGGATTCGATTATTCACCCAGTAGAACCAACCCAAGCCGTATTTTTTTCAAAAACCGTAATCAAAAACAACGTTAGATTACTCAATAAGTGGACAACTGCATCGATTAATATGGGAACTGCTAGAGGTATGTCGGCCCAGCATGCAATTGGTAAACTAGCAAAGATGACCGATCAAGAACTCGAAGACTACGTGAAATCTGTTACACATGGTATCAAGTATGTTAAACAACCAACTGAAGAACTACAATTGGCTGCGGTTGGTAGTAATGCTAATTCTATCCAACACATCAAAAATCCAACTGAACGAGTTCAACTATTGGCGATTACTAAAGTACCTTCGACTATAAAATACATCACAAACCCAAGTGAAGCCATCCAATTTGCCGCTGTTGCCAAAGCAGCAATATCAATACAGCATATTGACAATCCAACTGAAAAGGTTCAAAGATTAGCGATTAAGCAAGAGGGTAATGCTATGATTTACTACATCAAAAACCCACACCCGAATGTGTTAAAACTAGTTGGGAAAGTGTGAGTTTTTGGTAAGGGCTACTCAGGTAGTCCTTTTCTTTACCTAAAAGATAACTGAAATTAGGTTGCGAGCCGCGTTAGCGGCGAGCCATTAATACAAAACACTTGACATCCTCTAATATCCCGCTATAATACCCCTAACTTAATCAACCGGAGTAAAACAAATGGCAGAATTCACAATCAAGTTTAGACCCGAGGATTACTTCCCACCTAGAGGGATGAAGAATCGACCACGCTCGCAATCGCTATGGTCTAAGGATTATGGCGTGTACTGGTACATACAACCCTATGAAGAGTTTAATCATAAACTATATAGAAAGTTGTTCTATCTAGGCAATTTTGCACCGTTACCTGTACAACGCAAGTGGGAGCCAGTGTATAACAAATTCATGAATAGACATGCCCCGTATTTTGTGCGATCGGTTTGCAAACGCTGGAGTAGAAAATATACTGGAAAGTTCTTCTAAAAGATAATTGAATCGCAGTTCAACCATGATCTTCAATAGGTAACCCAATGAACTTTCAAATAGCACCTAAATCAACCGAGATTCAAACCAACTGGTTTGATGCCAGATTTTATTGTTTCTCCCTTAATGTAAATGGAAAATCTGGTTGGAGATTACCTAACATAGATGAATTAAATGAGATATACCTTTCAGAAAATGATTTTGAAAAACGTTGGTATTGGTCCTCTACTGAGGATAGTGGCAACGACGCCTGGAGTCAGTATATGTCAAATGGCAGCCAGTACGGCGGCAATAAGAGCTTCGGCGGCACCTACGTTAGAGCCATCAGATCAATATAATAGAAGCGAGCACCGCTAGGTGCGAGCCAATAGGAAAAACAAATGATTGAAATAGCACCTAAAGAATACGAAGCGCCTCTACAATTCCAAGAAGCAAAACTATATTGCTTTTCACTTAATATTGATGGTAAAATAGGTTGGAGATTACCTACTATTGAAGAGTTGGAAAACATCTATACCTGTGTGAATGATTTTATGAAAAACGGGTGGTATTGGTCATCGACTGAAGTTGAAAACGGGGTTTGGTTTAAATCATTTAGTCGATACCCGAAAAACGGACCAACTGGATGGAAAGATATCATCTATTTTACCGAATTTCATACAAATGTAAACTCCTGTTTAGTCAGACCAGTGAGAGACCTATGACTTATTTTTCAACAAAACTTTACCCGCCAACTCCACGATTACCATGTCAACTGTCGGATTCTATGTATTGGAAGAAAATGAGTTGGGAAGAAGCCAAGATGTATTGCTTTTCTCTTAATGACAGGGGTATAATTGGATGGAGATTACCTACGTTATTTGAGTTGAACAGTATTATATTACTAGTATCATCCCCATTAGACTATGAATTTGAGATTTGGTCAGAAGAAAATGGACAGGACATTGCTTGGTTTATGTCTAGTCGGAATAGTCAGAGATTGGCAAGCAAGTATATGGATGATATTTACTGTATCCCAGTTCGAGATCTAAAAGATGATTAATACCACTGAGAAAAACCAAAATGAACTTTGAAATAGCACCAAAATCAACCGAAATACTCGCCACATGGAATGATGCCCGTTTGTATTGTTTCTCTCTTATTATTGATGATAAAACTGGATGGAGATTACCCACTAAAGATGAATTAAACGAAATACACGAATCAGAAAATGATTTTGAAAAACGTTGGTATTGGTCTTCTACTGAGTATAATGGCAACAGCGGCATCTATAGTCAGAATATGAATGGTGGCATCCAGGGCTACGGTGGCGATAAGAACTACGCCGTCGCCTACGTTAGAGCCATCAGGTCAATATAATATCGCGAGCACCGCTAGGTGCGAGCCAATAAGGAAAATCAAATGACAGACGACCAATTCCTGCAATCCTTAAAACTAAAGCCTAAGCCAGTTGAACCAATCGAGGTTTACGAGTCTTTGAATATAGAAATTGCACCCAGTCATTACTGTAGGCAACTGACTTGGGCAGATGCAAAACTTTACGCATTTTCTTTAAACATAGACGGTAAGATCGGATGGAGATTACCTTGTGATGAAGAAATGGGTTGCTTACTTGAGAATCATCCAAGATTTAATGGTTTCTGGTATATGCAATACTGGTGTGATGTAAACAAATCCGGCCGTATAAAATCTAAAGAGTATACTGCGTGGCTGGAACCCACTGGCCTACATTTCCAAACTCGTAATGGCGAATATGTACATAATACCGTCTTTGTCCGAGATCTAAAAGATGATTGAGATATCACCTAAATCATTCGAAAAGCACCTAACCCACGACGATGCTAAATTTTACGTATTTTCACTAGGCGATGGTTGGAGATTCCCAACCGTTGAGGAATTGCGAATAATACACGGGAGTGCCAATGATTTGGAAAACGAGTTGCATTTTACTAATTCCGATACGTTAGTTTCTTTTAGTTATCGGCGTTTCATCAAGTGTTTTGATCGAGATGAATGCGAAGATGATTGTTTTATCAGACCAGTCAGAGATCTAAAAGATGATTAAATCACCATAGGCTACTCCGGTAGCCTTTTTAATACCCAAAATTCACCATAACATTTCACTGTATGCTTGCGAGAGCCGATAGGCTCGAGCCATATCAAAATCACGAGTTTCAAAAGCCTAAATACCGTTAATACTGCCAAATTACGGAAGGCTAAATACAACCATGAAACTACTTGAATTCTTTTACTTTAACGACAATTCCGATGGAATGTCTAATGATCGTCGATATGATGCGACACGGGATAGCTCTGTTCTTACGAAATCAGATACCCGTAAGATTAAATTGACTTTAAGACAAATTAACCAATTGAGATTATCAACCGAAGCCCATGAAGCTGAAAAGCAAGCAGAAGCAGGGTTTATTTCTCAAATGTATTCCAAACCAGTAGATGCCCAACAATAGTCCCGCTTTCGTCTTAGGGAATGGTCGTAGTCGCTTGGCTATTGATTGCTCTCAATTATCAACAAATGGAACTGTTTACGGTTGTAATGCAGTTTATAGGGAATTTGACCCAGACTACTTAATTGCAGTCGATACCAAAATGGTCAATGAAATTGTCTCAACTGGATACCAAGAAACCCACCAAGTTTGGACTAATCCCAATAGAGGGATTCATACTAAAAAGAATCTTAACTTCTTTAGTCCACACAAAGGATGGAGCTCAGGTCCAACTGCTCTTTGGTTTGCCGCATCTAATGGCCATTTGAAAATCTACATCCTTGGTTTTGACTTTCAAGGCATCGATGGAAAATTCAACAATGTCTACGCGGATACATACAATTATAAGAAGAGTAACGAAGCTGCTACTTATTACGGTAATTGGGTTAACCAAACACAACGGATAATCGAAGAGTTTAAGCATATTAAGTTTACCAGAGTTGTTGAAGATAACGCGTTTAATCCTGAAATCTTCGGCAATTTAAAAAACTTAAATACAGTTAGTTATAGCGAATTTCACAGCATATTTCCTAATATAACGCGAAATTAAGCAAAAAACAAGCATTTTGAATACATTCTTTTCAAGTGCGTTAAATATCAACACAGACTTATCAAACCCCAAAGGAGAACACTGATGGCAAACTCATCCATTCTTGAAGAGATGTTAGAACATCTCGTTAATGAAAACAGAACACAAGCGGAAGAATTATTCCACGACTACGTTGTGGCTAAATCACGCGAAATTTACGAATCTTTGTTAGAAGAATCTTATTCTGATGACGAAGCTGGTGATGACGAATACGAAGAAGCATTCGATTTCGGTAAATCAGCTAACGATGACGACTTCGGCGATGACGAAGAAGAAGGCGAAGACGATGACCAATTCGGCGAAAAAGAATTCGGTGACGAAGAAGAAGGCGAAGAAGGTTCTAAAGAAGAAATCTTCCAAAGTTTAGATGAAATCGTTGACGAATTACAAGCTAAATTTGACGAACTTCGTGGCTTAACTGGTTCAGATGCAGCTAACGATGACGAATTCGGTGGTGATGCAACTGACGAATTGAATACAGAATTCGATGACTCTGAAGACGAAAACGAATCTTTCGAATTAGAAACAGTTCGTGAATATGTTGAAAAAATCGGTACTGTTAAAGGCGGCGACAACGGCGCAAACGCAAAGTCTATCGTAGCTGGTAAAAATGACATGGGCGGTACTACTGCCAATTTAAAAGGTGGCACATCTGAAACTGGTGGCACTCAAGGTGGCTTAGTTAACCCTAAAGCACAAGATTTGAAATCTGGCAACATCAATGTTCCAGGTGGCAAAGCAGGCGATGCTTTCAAAAAAGCTGCTGCTCCTAAAAAAGCAGACGATGGCGCGAACTCAACTAGCTTATTTCGCAACAAACGATAGGAAGCTAACGTGAGAACTCCCTTAACTGAACATCTGAGTTTTGACCAAGCACATATCGTTCTTGAACACTCAAATGAAGGTGACCAAAAATCTTTGCATCTTAACGGTATCTGCATCCAAGGCGATATCAAAAATGCAAACCAACGGGTCTACTCTTCTCAAGAAATCGGTAAAGCTGTTAAAACTCTTAACGAACAGATCTCAGGTGGCTACTCAGTTTTAGGCGAAGTTGACCACCCAGCAGACTTACGAATTAACCTCGATAGAGTCAGCCACATGATTACCAAAATGTGGATGGACGGTCCCAACGGCTACGGTAAACTTAAAATCTTACCAACTCCAATGGGTAAACTTATCGAATCCATGCTAGAAGCCGGTGTAAAACTGGGAGTTTCAAGTAGAGGGTCTGGTGATGTAGATAACAACGGCTATGTCCAAGGTTTTGAAATCATTACCGTAGATGTCGTCGCTCAACCTAGCGCACCAGGTGCCTACCCAACTCCCGTTTATGAACATATCATGAACACAGCCGGTGGTAATACCGCTTTACGTATCGCTCAAGAAGTTCAAGGCGACCCAAAAGCACAGAAATACATCTCAGAGAGCTTGATGCGCATCATCAAGGGCCTGAACTAAATACACACAAGAGAGGAGAATCACATGCAGGATTTTGTAAAACAATTGTTTGAAAACAATGTGATTTCCGAGGATATGAAATCGGAAATTGAAAACGCTTGGGAAAGTCGAATTCAAGAAAACCGTGATCAAGTCACTGCCACTCTACGTGAAGAATTTGCTCACAAATATGAGCACGATAAAGCCTCCTTACTCGAAGCTGTCGAAAACATGATTTCAGATAAATTAGCGTCTGAACTTCAAGATTTCGCTGAAGACCGTCAAGGACTTATCGAAGCAAAAGCAAAATATGCTATGAAAATTGCTAAAGATACCAAAGCCATGGAATCTTTCGTTATGCAAAACCTTAGCAAAGAACTTGCCGAACTTAATGAAGACCGTAGAGCAGTAGCCGACAACGTATCTAAATTGGAATCTTTTATCGTGGATGCACTAGCGAAAGAAATCGCAGATTTCCACACAGACAAAAAAGACTTAGCCGAAACTAAAGTTCGTTTAGTTAGAGAAAGTAAAGCTAAGTTCGAAGAAGTCAAAAAAGATTTCATTGCTCATTCAGCAGCTATCATCGAAAGCACCGTGACCAAAGGTCTTCGTGCAGAAATGACGCAACTGAAAGAAGATATCGAATCAGCTCGCAGAAATGACTTCGGTCGCAGAATTTTTGAAAGTTTTGCCAGCGAATACGCAGCTAGTCACCTTAACGAGAAATCGGAAACTGTTAAATTGATGCAAGTCATTCAACAAAAAGAGATCGAGTTGGAAGAAGCAGCAAAAATCGTAGTACAAGCTAAACAACTCGCTGAAAGCAAAGAAGCTCAAGTACGCGTTCTTAAAGAATCAACTCAACGCAAAGACGTTCTTAACGAACTTCTCGGCCCATTAGTTGGCGACAAAAGAATCGTTATGAGTGAACTGCTCGAATCGGTACAAACAGATAAACTGTACGCAGCTTACGACAAATACCTACCTGCCGTCTTAGATAGCGGTGCTAGAACTTCTCGTAAAACTCTTACAGAATCTACAGAGATTACAGGTAACAAACAGGTACCGTCTTTCAGTGAAAAGACTGCCGAACTCACAGACATCCGCAGACTTGCGGGATTATCAGCTTAAGGAGAACATATATGTCACAATTATTAGAATCACGTTGGTCAGAAACCAAAGAAGCTCTTTTGGAAGGCTTACAAGGTACCAAAAGAACAGTTATGGCAACTGTCCTTGAAAACACCCGCAAACAATTATCAGAATCTGCTACTGCAGGTGCTACTTCTGCTGGTAACGTTGCAACATTAAACCGCGTTATCTTACCAGTTATTCGTCGTGTGATGCCAACTGTTATCGCTAACGAATTGATTGGTGTACAACCAATGACTGGTCCAGTTGGCCAAATCCACACACTTCGTGTGCGTTATGCTAACTCTTTCACTGGTTCGGCTGGTGGTTCAACAACTGCTGGTGACGAAGCATTATCACCATTCAAAATTGCTGAAGGTTACTCTGGTAACACTAATGGTAAAGCCGATGCAACTGCAGCGAAAGAAGCGGTAGCTGGTAACCAATTAAGCATCCAAATCTTGAAACAAACTGTTGAAGCGAAATCACGTAAATTGTCAGCACGTTGGACTTTCGAAGCTGCACAAGATGCACAAGCTCAACAAGGTATTGACATCGAAGCAGAAATCATGGCTGCATTAGCGCAAGAAATCACTGCTGAGATCGATCAAGAAATCTTAACAAGTTTGGCAACTTTGGCTGGTACTAACAACCTTATTGCTTGGAACCAAACACAAGTTTCTGGTGTTGCTACTTTCGTTGGTGATGAACACGCTTCCTTGGCTGTTGCTATCAACCGTGTTGCAAACACTATCGCACAACGTACACGTCGTGGTGCTGGTAACTGGGCTGTTGTTTCACCAACTGCTTTAACTATCTTACAATCAGCTACTACTTCAGCATTCGCTCGTACTACTGAAGGTACTTTCGAAGCGCCAACCAATACTAAATTTGTTGGTACATTGAACAGTGCAATGAAAGTTTATGTTAACACATATGCTGCAAATGATGACGTGTTAATTGGTTACAAAGGCCAAAACGAGAGTGACGCAGCGGCTTTCTTTGCGCCCTACATTCCATTGATGTCAAGCGGCGTTGTACTCGATCCAAATACGTTCGAGCCAACCTGTTCATTTTTAACGCGTTATGGCTACGTAGAATTAACAAACTCGAGTTCGAGTTTGGGCAACGCGGCCGACTATTTGGGTAAAGTAACTGTTGCACAGGCTTCTTTCTTCTAAGTCGAACGTTCTTATACGGCTTACCAAAAAAGCACCTTCGGGTGCTTTTTTGTTGCCTATCGAAAAGATAATTGAAAAATAATACTTGACATCGTTAAAACTACGTGTAAAATGTAAACGTAACCTGTAATTTTAACAACAAGAGGAAACCCGATGAAAGAGTTAATTGAAACTTTAATTAATCAACACCCTAAAACGTATTCGGCTATGATAAAAAGTAGACCTGAAATGCACAAGTGGGTAATGGAAAATAGCACTGCTACAACTGAACATTTACCTACTCACATATTCAGTGCGATTAACGGTGTATCGAACGTATGCCCACACGGTAATCATAAGAAATTGAGTCGTTGGGGTGACGGTAGATTGACTAATTGTGGTCACGTTAATAACTGTGTATGTACTAAAGCGGAACATTCAGAAAAATCAAAAGCTGGATGGGGAACTTTAACTGACGACAAAAAGGCCGAGATGAAATCAAATAGAGAGAAAACCATGACAGCAGTGTATGGTTCGGCGTACAATTTACAACGCGATGAAGTTAAAGAAGCACGTTTCGGTAAATCGTTTACTTCCGTTGATACGGCAGATAACGATTAGGACTACAAAAGACCATGATAAAAGCATGGTCTTTTTCTAAAAGATAATTGAAAATAATAGTTGACACGTCGCTGCAGTTGATATATACTACGTATACACTAACAAAAACGGAGATTACAATGAATAACATTATAACCACATTGAAAGAAATAGCAACATATCCATCTAAAACAATTGGCTCTCGTTTACGGAATAAACCGGAGTTGATGGCATATATTACAGAGTTCAGCACACTACACGGTACACGTAAAATCAACGAAGCAATGTACTGTATCGCAAATGATACCATACCATCAAGATGTGCGTGTGGTAAAATTGCAAGGTTTGAAACATTTGATACTGGATACGCGACTTTCTGTTCGTTTAAATGTCCAGAAAAAGGAAAAGCCCATTCCTCTGTTATGAGCAAGGTTTGGGAAGATGAGGAAAAAGTATCTGGTATGCTTGAAACCAGAGATGCCACAATGTTGGATCGTTATGGGGTGAAAAGTGCGATGAAGCACAAACCATTCCGTGACAAATTCAAGTCAACAATTGCAGCTAAGAAAGCTGCAGTACTTTCTGAAAAACATGGAGAAATTTATGACAATACGTGAAGAACTTGAAGTTCTAATTAAAACAACTGGCGAGCGTCAGTTAGCGGCTAAACTTGGTAAGATGCCACATATTATGAGTGTGTTGCAACCTTGTCACGGTGCGAAAGTTCCAGAGAAGTTGTACAACTACCTTAACCCTAACGCAGTTAGAGTTTGTCAATTTGGTAATAACCGCAATTTTGTATCATTCCCTGATGGTTACAAAAACTGTGGTAAAGCTGGTACGTGTAGATGTACTAGAAACTCGGTTAGCAATAGTGTAATCGCAGCTAAGAAGTTAGTCACACCAGCACAGCAGCAGCTGACTAATGCAATACGTGCAGCTACCAATATCGCTACGTATGGTGTTGCTAATATCGGGCAAACGCCACATGCTAGACGAATGCATGCTGCATTTTATGCGGATAAAGGTAAAGTAGCACTTGCAACTGCAAAAGGAAAGGCAACACGTTTAGCACGATATGGTGATGAAAATTACTCAAATCGCAAGAAAGCCGCGAAAACATTCAAGAAACGTTATGGTTCTGACTGGTGGGCTAAACGCTTAAACAATCCACATATCGTCACTTTGCATAATAGGGACGAACTTGAAAAATTGTTTGATCAATTCACAATTCAAGAGATTGCAACCATGTTGGATGTAAAACCAAGCACGGTGTGTAGAAATTTGAATTCAATGGGCTTGCGAGATCCATTTAAGAGTTCTGAGGAAATGGAAGTTGTAAGGTTTCTAACAAATATTGGTGTTACCAAAATCGTTAGAAACTCAAGAAGTTTACTTGGTAATCGTAAGGAAATCGATATCTTCTTACCAGATTATGGTATTGCAATTGAATACAATGGCGTTCATTGGCATCATACTGAAATCGATCACATGTATGATATGTACCACCGAGATAAGTTTCTCGATGCTGAAAACAAAGAAATTAAATTGATTTCACTGTTTTCAAGTGTGTGGCATGCGAAAAAGCCAACCGTTAAAATGGAATTACTTAACGCGTTGGGTTTGAATGATGACAAGGCTGACTTGGTTGATTGTGAACTGGTTATCGTTACTGACCAAGATGCCAGTGATTTTCATGAGACCTACAATGTACTTGGTTATGCAGGTGGTACATTGCATTATGGATTAATCAGCAACGATGAAATTATCTCAGTGATGTCATTCACCGTTACTGGTTCTGTGCTAGAACTTACAAGATATTCATACAATACAGTAGTTGATGGTGGAGCATCAGCTATGCTTGATCAATGTATATTTGATGCAAATCCAAGTACTATATTTTCATATACCGATAATGAATGGTTACGCGGTGATATGATGTCTGAACTTGGATTTACTATGAACGAAGATGTTGATCCTGTATGTTGGTATTTAAGTGATCGTAGTTCAATTTTGTACAAAACGGAGAGTGAATTCGAAATTGAATTCGAAGCTGCCTCCGCGACCAGTAAACCAAAAATGAAATCCGTGTGGAGTTGCGGATCTCGTAAATGGGAACTAGTGATTTAATCTTTTTGGTAGGGTGTTAGCGCACCCTACCTTTTTCTAACCTTGGAATTATATTATATGACAATTCAAACAGAAGTGCCAACCTTTTTTTGGGATGCAGCAACAAAATTAATTGATGACTATCGAGAAAGTGATCAACCACTACCAGAATTTGACTGGGTTGATGAGGATGAATGCTTCGAACTTGCAATCGCACACAATGGATACAATATACAATTTGTGAAAGAACAAACTGATGATTTGATTTACAATGCACTTATGTCACGACCATATTCGTTGAAGTATATAACAAATCAAACAGAAGAATATTGCAAATTGGCGGTTGAGTGCAATGGATTGGCATTGAAACATGTTAGAACCCAAACTCGGGAAATCTGCATGATGGCTATTAAGAATAATCCTATGGCGTTAATGTTTGTTCATGACCAAGATCCAAAAATGGTGGAATATGCGCTTGAACTAGATCCATGCGCGATTGGATATGTGAAACACAAAACTCCTAAGATGTGCATGGATGCGATCGATCGTAACACAGAAGCATTCCTCAGAATATACAATCCATCACCAGAAATGTGCTTATATGCCATACGGAAAGATTATCGGTTGTTCGGTAACGTTAAATTCGATAAAATACCAGAAGGTATTATCAAAGAACATCTGAAAGTGATACTAACACAGGCTTTACTTTCTATCCCCAAAGAATGGACTAGCCATTACAAAGGTAATTGGTGCTTTTATGGTCTTTCATATGATGCAGGATATGATGTATATCAAGATCATGATATTTAACACTTCATCCAAAAGAAAGCACCCTTCGGGTGCTTTCTGCATTCTAATCCCATGACAATCCCATGATAAATCCATAAACCCACAATTCCAACCATAATAAATACCAACAACACTAAAACAGAGGGTATATATTATGGATATTGAAGAGATCTTATATTATTATTTTGACGAGAATGAAGACGATGATTTGACAATTGACTTTCATGACTGGAGTGATCCAGAGTTTTGTTATTATGCGATGTTATGGAATGGGATGAATTTAAAGTATGCTGAGTATCAGGATGCAGGTATTCGGTATGCGGCGGTAGAGCAGAATGGAATGGCTATACAGTATGCGAAGAAAAAACCGCAGTATCTTTGCCATATGGCTGTGCAAGATGATGGTATGGCTTTGCAGTTTATAAAGAAGCAGGAACGGTATATTTGCAAGTCTGCGATTCAGAATGATCCAAGGGCATTTAGGTTCGTAATTAAACAAGATGAAGAGTTATGTAAGTTAGCTATTGAGTTAGATCCAAGAAATATTAGATTTGTCAAAGAAAAGACACCTTTGTTATGTAAGTTAGCGATTGATACAAATCCATTTGCTATTTTTGAGATTGAGATGCCTTCGGTTGAGCTGTGTGCATATGCGGTTATGCAGGATTTGAGAACTATAGGTGCTGTGAATAATTATAAATTAGCGAGCCCGTGGAAGGAGTTTTTCGAGCATAATCGATTAATGGCTATGATGAAGTTTGGTGATAAGATGCTTAAAGATGGTAAAGATACATGGAGTTACAATGGAATGATGTATGCACCTGGCCTTGGCATCCCTGAATATTAAGGCTAAATACCGTATCTAAGTAATTATGCAGAATCCCTCTGCGTAGACCTAGAACGTCAACTATAAGGAGAAAACAAATGGGACGTCCGTTAAAAAGAGATGTGAATGGTATTTTAGTATTTGGTACATATACCGGTGATGCAGGTATTCGTTGCGAAGCGTATATTGGTGGAAGTAATCAAAATGACGTGTATATTGTACGTCAACGTGGTGTAAGAACTTATTTGGTACACGACACCAGTGCGGGTACTGAAGTTATCGCACGATTGGTTGCTGGTACACCTGCTGCGGCTGGTGAAATGAGATTAACTGGCTATATTGATGGTGCTGATACACCAGTTTACTTGAGAAAGTTAACTAAAAAATCTGCGATTGATTTTAACAACAACAAGTATCGTTGGGAATTGACCAACTATGCGGATTCAACAGCTGATCAAATCAAATTGACTCCATACGTATAAGGAGTAAGCCATGGGACAAGTAATACAAATTAATGGTGATTATACCATAAAAGCCAGACGAGCCGGTGGAGCTAATGTCATGTTTGACACAGGCGAGCAAATTGGTTCAGTAACTGTTACTGGCGATTTGCATGTATTGGGAACAACTCATACATTTAACTCTCAGGTGATTAGTGATGTAGTGCTTGTCCTAAATCGTGGTGAAACTGGTACTGGTGTTACTTTACGAAGATCTGGACTTGAGATTGATCGTGGATCGTTGGATAGAGCGGATTTCTTATTTGATGAGGATGTTAACGCGTGGACGGTAACTCATAAATTAACAGATGGGACTTATAGTTATGCAGATAGTAATCTTCAAGTACGCAAAATATTAACAGATGCTAGTACTGACAATGGCGATTTGACTTTAATTAATACTGGTACTGGTGTGGTTAAAGTTGCTGGTACTAATGCGTATGAAACACGAGTATTAGATTATACTCGATTAGCTTCGGTAGCAATAACGCACATTGAGCGTAGTTCTACGTTGCACATGATTACGGTAACTACTGCTACACCGCATGGATTGGCAATTAATGATTATGTTGATATCCACTGTGCTACGTTTCCTGCGTTTAACGCGTCTGATAAGATCATTCTTGATAGAACTGATACAACGTTTAAGTATGCGGATAACGGTGCTACATTTGCTATTACTCCGGTATCTGGTTATGTAATTAAAAATTCGTTGATGTGGATTGATGGGTCATCTTACGTTCCAACAGATGATTACATTCCAAGTATGCGAACAGTATCTGATTACTCTCGTTCATTGGTTAATGCTGCTATTAGTAACTTTTCAACTAGCCATATCGAAGATCAGAACAGTAATGTTTTAGTATATGATTCAGAAACTGCAGGTGGAACATCGTATGTTAAAGTTACAGTAGATGGTATTGAAAAGATTAGAGTTGTTGGTACTGGTATTACAACACCTGCTTCTACATTTGATTTATTGAATGAAAATGCATTGACTGTAAACTTTGCAGGTGCTGGTACATTGATTAATGTTGGTTCTGGTACTACTGGTACTACAACTAATTTGAAAAATGCTACCGTTGTTATTGGTAATGGCACGGTTTCAGCCATTACAACACCTGCTGCTACTTTTAATTTAGTTAATGATACAGCAACTACAGTAAACTTTGCTGGTGCTGGTACATTACTCAATATTGGTTCTGATGCAGTTAGTACAACTACTAATTTGAAGAATGCGACTCTTAATGTTGGCAATGGTATTGTTTCTGCCATTACAACACCAGCCGCTACGTTTAGTTTGGTTAATACCAATGCTGCTACAGTGAACTTTGCTGGTGCTGGTACATTGATTAATATTGGTTCTGATGCGGTTAGTACAACTACTAATTTGAAGAATGCGGAAGTTAAGATTGGTAATGCGAATGGCAATGCATCATTAACAACTCCAGCTACTACCTTTAACTTAATTGATGATACCGCAACCACAGTGAACTTTGCTGGTGCTGGTACTGCAATTCGTATCGGTGCTATTACTGGTAAAACTACAGTTCGTAATCCAGAGTTATCTGTTGGGAATGCGACTGGTGTTGGTAGTTCATCTGCAATAACTACACCATCAGAAACATTCAATTTGATTAATGGTACTGCATCCACGATTAACTTTGCGGGTGTTGGTTCAACCATCAATATTGGTTTAGCCACTACTGGTACTATTACAAATTTAAAAAATGCGGAAGTTAAGATTGGTAATGCGAATGGTGATGCATCATTATCAACCCCAGCTACTACTTTTAATTTGATTGATTCGATTGCAACAACCGTTAATCTTGCTGGTGCTGGTACAACTATCAATGTTGGTTCAGGTACTATTGGTACAACCACTAATTTAAAGAATTCAGTTATTGCGGTTGGTAATGGAACTACTTCGTCAATTACAACACCTGCAACTACATTTAACTTAGTCAATGACACTGCAACTGCAGTTAATCTTGCTGGTGCTGGTACAACCATTAATGTTGGATCTGCTACGGCTGGTACAACCACTAATTTAAAGAATGCGGTTGTTGCGGTTGGTAATGGAACTACGTCGTCAATTACAACACCTGCAACTACATTTAACTTGGTTAATGGCACTGCGACTACTGTGAACTTTGCTGGTGCTGCAAACATAATTAATATTGGTGCTGCATTACCTGGTACAACAACAATCAATCACGATTTGGTTGTTGCTGGTACGTTAACGTTTAATGGCTCAAATACCATTAATGCATCTACTATTTCGGTAGTAGACCCATTAATTTTCTTAGCTGATGGGAACGCGTATGATTCAGTAGATATCGGACTTTACGCAGCCTATAATGTCGGCAGTCCACCAAACCCAACACACCCATACACTGGATTAGTCCGTGATGCGAGTGATGGTATTTGGAAATTATTTAGTGGGGTTACCGATGCGCCAGGAATAACAGTTGATTTCACTAATGCAGTTTATGATAAATTAAAAATAGGTGACTTAGCAGCAGTAAAAGGTGTATTCACCGGTGATGTATCTGGTGTTAAAGGAACTTTTACTGGTGATTTAGCAGTTGGTAGTACGTTCAAGGCGACTGCAACCACTGGTGATCTTACAGTAAATGATTTAACCGCAAGAAAAGGTACATTTTCTGGTAATGTTTTGACAACTGGTAATATTACAGGTGTAACAATCACTGGTGCTACAATCTCTGGTACTACATTTACTGGTATTTTACCTGCGATGATTGGTGGTAATGGTGTTTATGACAGATCGACAACTGATCAAAAAATTGCAGATGTTGCGGCTGGTTTAGCTGCTGGTGATGTAACGGTGACGATAACGGGAAATACTGGTAGTAGTGTAGATCTCGCGGCGGCAACTGGCATTTTACCAGTACTACATGGCGGAACTGGCGCATCCGCAGCGACAGGTACCGGAAATGTTGTATTGGCTTCTAGTCCAGTATTGACTACCCCAACGATTGGAGTTGCCACAGCAACTTCAATTAACAAGGTAACAATAACACAACCCTCAGCTAATGCCACACTGACATTATTCAATGGTTCAACGTTAGCTACCAATGGTGCTCATTCGTTAACCCTGAAAACAACATTGGATACAATTGCAACATTTCCAGCCGGTGATATTACAGTTGGTTACATTGACATGCCACAAGTTATCCAAAATTCGCAAGGTGGTCCAGGCTTAACGGATGTTGGTAAACACTGGTTCCATACCGATTCTGGTGCAGTAACTTATTACATCGATGGAAATGAACCGTTCCCAATTGGTAGTGTATTGACTTTTATTAATGATAGCGGTGCTGGTGATGTAACAATTACTGCTACAGGCACATCATTGGTATTAGCTGGGACTGGGTTTGTTGCTAGCTTATCTGTAAAATTAGCAGCTGATGGTATTGCAACTGCTATCAAAACTACTACAAGTAAATGGTTAATCAACGGTGTTGGATTGACAGTAGTATAACGCGGTAGCATTATCTTTTAGACCTAAATACAATACCGGAATCACAAACATGTTGAACTCCAAAGCAGCCTTCGGGCTGCTTCTTTTTGTCCACAAAATATCAAAATACCTCCTAAATATTATCAATGACATACGTCACACTGAGCTAACGGAGTGCGTTAGTTCTACTACCTATAAAGGAAAGCAAAATGAGTAAAAATTTCGTTGTAAAACATGGACTTGAAATAGCCAGTGGCGGTATTACTATTAACCAAGGCGGTCTTAATATTGTTGGTGGTGATATAACATTACCAAGCGTACTGAGAATTGGAACTGCATCTGGTGCTGATAGATTCCCAAATACCGTAGTTTCTATCTCTAATACTACAATTTCTACAAAACCATCTGAATTACACAACATTGGGTTATTAGCAGAAGGCACCGCTAATAGTTCAGACACTACAGTGTACGGTGTGGGTGTTTACGGTATTGGATATACAGCAGGCGCCACTCGTTCCGGTGGTGTTGTTGGTGAAGGGCATGTATCCGATACAACAGATACAGGATCGGCTATTGGTGTCCGTGGGTATTCATCAGACAATCATGCCAGTGGAATGAATATTGGTTTGTATGGAAGTGCTGCTAATGGTTTAACGAATTATGCATTATACATGCCAGCTGGTAATATCTATACCGGGTCATCGCAATCATGGACATTGGGTGGAGATCTAACTTTCTCTGGCGCATATGCTGTTACAATACCAACATTAAGTTTAACGAATGCTTTACCTGTATTGTCTGGTGGCACGGGTGTAACAACTTCCACTGGTTCAGGTAGCGTGGTATTAAGTAACAGTGCAGCATTGGCTACTATAACAGTTGGGACATCACTAGGGACTCCGAGTACTTCGTTTAATTTAATTAACGCGAATGCCACCACAGTAAACTTTGCCGGTGCTGCATCTGAATTGAATATATCTTCTGGTACTGGTACTACCACGATCAATAATGATTTAGTTGTTGCCGGTAATATTACGTTTGGTTCTGGTGCTACACAACTAAGTGCCACCGTGCTTAATATCGAAGATCCATTGATTTACTTAGCAGATAATAATGTCGCTGATACGTTGGATGTTGGTATAATCGGTGCTTATAAAATTAACGACGTTCACCTACATACCGGTATAATCAGAGATGCTTCTGATAAAGTATGGAAATTATTCAGTGGGATTACTTCCGAGCCAGTTGGTAATGTACTAGATCTGACGGATGCGGTGTACGATGATTTTCAAATAGGTAAATTGTCAACTACTGGTGTTAATAAAGTCACTATCACCGAACCTGATACTTCTGCAGTATTAACATTAGCAAACGGATCAACCTTGGCGACTTCCGGTGCTCACAGTATTACGTTAACAGCAACCGCTGATTCTGTTATAACTTTACCAACTACTGGTACTTTGGTAAGTACCACAACAACTGCATTATCTGATTTGTCAACAGTTGGTACTGTTACTACTGGTACTTGGTCCGCTTCATTTGGTGCTGTTTCTGGTGCTAACTTAACTGACTTAACAGCAGGTAACTTATCTGGTACTATTCCCAGTACTGTTTTAGCTAATAGTTCAGTGTATATTGGTAATACTACAATCGCACTGAATCGAGAGTCTGGGGATTTGGCACTCACTGGTGTTAGTATCGATGGTGCTTCAGGTGCTTTAGCAACCACAACTTCTCCAGTAGTTGTTAGTGGTACAGCATCCCCAGCCGTTGGTCAAGTGCTAACTGCTATATCTGCTACGTCTGCTCAATGGAGTGATATCCCTGAGAGTTTGGGGAGTACTGGAACGGTAACGAGTGTAAGTGGACAAGGTACGGTTAACGGTATTACCCTATCTGGCGTGGTAACACTCGATGGTCACTTAACATTAGGTGGTACGTTATCGGGAGTCGATTTAACTACACAAATAACTGGTATATTACCAGTTGTAAATGGTGGTTCTGGGACAACTAGTTCTACTGGAACCGGAAATCTTGTACTAGCAACTAGTCCAGATATTGGCACTTCGTTAACTACTTCGAGTACTTCGTTTAATTTAATTAACGCGAATGCCACCACAGTAAACTTTGCCGGTGCTGCAACTGCCTTGTCCGTTGGTAGTGCGACTGGTAATACAACAGTTAATAATAATCTAGTGGTAAGTGGTGATTTAACTGTTAATGGGACAAATAACATCATTAACACTACTAGTATCAATGTCCAAGATCCGATGATTTCAATGGCTAGTGGTAATACAGTTAATTCAGTAGATATTGGTTTTTATGGGTTATACAACTCCAACACTACCAGTAAATATACCGGGTTTGTTCGGGATGCTAGTGATAGTAATACTTGGAAATTATTCGATAACGTACCAATATTACCTGATACTACTGTCGATTTCACAAGTGCTACTTATTCTCCAATTAGAGTCGGTACCATTACAGGTACATCATTAAATAATGTCACGATAACTGCACCAGCAAACGGCGCGACGCTGACACTAGCAAACAATTCCACATTATCAACCGCTGGTAATTTTACAACGACTGGTGCTTATGCCATAACACTAACCGCTACCGCTGATACCTCTGTAACATTACCAACTACTGGAACATTATTGTCATCAGCATCGACGGTGTTTAATAAAGTAACTATCACAACACCGACTAATACCGCAACTCTGACACTAGCAAACAATTCTACACTATCAACTGCTGGTAATTTCACAACGTCTGGTGCATATCCCATAACACTAACCGCTACCGCTGCTACAACAGTAACATTACCAACTACAGGTGCATTAGTTGCAGATGGTTATACCACGACAGCTACCGCTGCTGGTACTACCACGTTAACAAATGCAAGTACATCAATGCAAGTATTCACTGGTACTACTACACAAACTGTTAAGTTACCAGACACAGCGACTCTATCAATTGGAAAAAGGTTTACCATTACAAATAATAGTACAGGTACTCTTACTATACAGACGTCTGCTGCTGGTGCAGTTGCTACACAAACAGCTGGTACGACAGCAACGTACACCGTTGCATCAATTGGTGCGCAAACGTGGGTAAGTGCAATTGTTCCGTTGATAAGTTCGGTAAATGGGGTGGATGGTATTGTTTCGGATGTTTCTGGTAATTTACGTTCTATTCCACAAGTTTCAAAATCTGCAGCTTACACGTTAGTTGCTGGGGATAATGGTAAAAATATTAACATTACGACAGGTGGTATTACTATTCCTACAAGCAGCGTGTTTATTGCAGGTGACGTAATTTCAATCTACAACCGATCGGGATCTGCTCAAAACATTTCTTGGTCGGGTGGTACGGTTTACAGTTCTGGAACTTCCGCAGCGAAATCTTCACCGTTGTCATTGGCTGCTCGTGGTATTGCAACGATAATGTTCGTAACCGGGGGTACTTCGCCTGAAATTGTAGTATCTGGTAACGTGTAATTAGTAGTTTATATTGATAGTAGCAGCCTTCGGGCTGCTTCTTTTTGTCCACGAAATATCAAAATACCTCCTAAATATTATGTAATGACATCAGTCAATATGGACTAACGGAGTGCGTTAGTTCTACTACCTATAAAGGAAAGCAAAATGCGTAAAAATTTCGTTGTAAAACATGGCCTTGAAATAGCCAGTGGCGGTATTACTATTAACCAAGGCGGTCTTAATATTGTTGGTGGTGATATAACATTACCAAGCGTACTGAGAATTGGAACTGCATCTGGTGCTGATAGATTCCCAAACACAATAGTTTCTATCTCTAATACTACGTTATTTACAAAACCATCTGAATTACACAACATTGGGTTATTAGCAGAGGGCACTGCAAATGGTTCTGATACAACGGTATACGGTATCGGTGTATATGGTGTTGGTTATACGGCCGGTGGTACCAGATCAGGTGGTGTTGTTGGTGAAGGACACGTATCAGATACAACAGACACCGGTTCATCGATCGGTGTACGTGGCTATGCGTTAGATGCACATGCTGGTGGAATGAATATTGGTTTGTATGGAAGTGCTGCTAATGGTTCGGGAAATTACGCACTGTACATGGCTTCTGGTGATATCAATTCAGCAACTACACAATCGTGGTTTTTGAATGGTGATTTAACATTTTCTGGTGCATACACCGTAACTATTCCAACATTAAGTTCTACGACGGTTAATGCGACGTCAGTTAACAATGTGACTATCACCAAACCAGCAGCCAATTCGACACTTACTATACTTGATGGAAAAACGTTAACCGCAAATAATACATTAACCTTCACTGGTACTGATTCTTCTTCTGTGAATTTTGCTGCAGGTGGTGATGTAGTTTACAAGGCGAACAAATTATCTGATTTGGCTTCTACTACTTCAACTGAATTAGCGGGTGTTATATCAGACGAAACTGGTACTGGATCGTTGGTGTTTGCT